AGCCCACCATTTGGCGAGCTTTTAAATCAATCTAGTGCTTTAACGTACACTTTGATCACTATAACAGAAATATGCCATACCCCGTGCGCACATTCAAGCGGATTTTTCAGTCTTTTTCTCGAAAATATCAATCTTAAATCGAGGATATCTAGATTTAATAAATGCTAAACCGCATTTAATATCCTGACGTATTTGTAAAACTGATGTGTCATAATTTTCTGCAATGTCACGTAATGAATTCCCCATCACGTAATGTGACCAAAGTGCAGATACCCACTCTTGGACAATTTCATCATTGATGGCTTGGATATCTAAGATCAATTTATGAATTGCACGTGCTTCATTATTGTCGATCTGACAGCATGTGCCACGGCGCTGTACACATAAGCGATCTTTAAGTTTTTCATCATTCATGTACATCGCAAGCAATTGTTCACGCTGTTCTTGGGTAATTCGTTTGGTCGGCATAGTCTTTACCACCATCACCATTGTTTCACTATCACCATTTATCCAAGCCCCAAACTGACGAAGCCAGTTCTCAAAACTGAATTTAGACCAATCCGTTGTTTGCATAATCGTTACTGCTGCATTCATCCTAAATCCCCTACCATCTTCTCTATTTGCTGAATCGCATGACCTGACTTCACTTGATCCGTACTAAACCGTATTACCTGATACCCCAACATTACTGCTGCGTTGTATTTTTCCATGTCCCCGATATAACCCTTCCCCCTTGTATGACGCCCGCCATTCCAGATCCCACCCTCAACCTCTACCAATATCTTTTTGCCTATTAAGTGAAAATCAGCTCTCCATTTACGATCAGGATGAAAATAAAACTCCTGCTCAAAATCGATTTTTAATGCTTTTAATTCTCTGGCCAGCTTTGCTTCAAACTCATTCGGTACTTTTTCGCCTTTAACCTTAGAGCGTATAGATCTCCCTTTCGGTCTGGTGGCTTTAACCATTTTTTTGTATTCAGCGATGGAGTAACTGGTCATTCACCCCAAACCCTCAATACAACGGCGCCAATGAACATGAAAATAAACATCAGAGTTTTATTTAAGTCCTTCATACGGCAACTTCACCCCTTACATTCATAATATCTTTCGCGTATTGAGTCGCCCGATAGTGGCTTTCTGAAACACGCTCCAAATAACCTGCTTTCACATGCGCCTGAAGTAAGCTGTAAATTGTGGTCCGATGAAAATCAAACACGGCTTCTTGAATATCTGCTGTCGTAAAAGGTGTTGTGGCATAACAGGCAAACAGCACTAAATTTATCTGATCTTCAAAAGTGACCTTCTGTTTTTTAATATTCAAGCTACACCCCCCACACGCTGATCTGCCCAGTTGCACTCGACAATTGTCAATCCACCTTGCTGAAAGCGCGACCATAGACGGTCACCCAAGTCTTTCTTCAGCTCTTCAAGGGTTAGGTTTGAAATCAACATGGTCGGCTTCATGCGGTCATAGCGTGCATATAGAACTTTATGGACCAGCTCACGGCGTTTATCACGGTCATGCAATCCATATTCATCCAGGATTAGCAGGTCGTATTGAGTGAATTCATGAATCACTGATTTCTCAGTTACATCAGGGATTTTTTTATCCCATGCATCCATGATCTTTTGTGCTAGATCTTCACTGGTGATGTATCGCGCATGCTTACCTTTGTTCAGCAATGTACGCGCCGTTGCGCAGCTTAGATGGGTTTTACCAGTACCTGTAGGTCCCACCATCACAAGGTTATTCTTGTGACCACCAATCATGCTTTTTGCGAATGAAACAACCTGATTCAATGCGGTTTGATGTCCAGCATGTTGAACAAAGTAATTTTTAAATCCTGATTCAGCATGACGCTCTGGAAGCATGGCGCCTGCAAAATGTTTCGCACGGACAGTGCGATCAATTTCAGCCTGTGCTTGTGCAAGTTGTTCTGCATGAAACTCTACGGCGCATTTAGGGCACTTGTGATATGGACCTGCTTGAACCATAGCGACCTGATGCTTGGTGCAGATCTCTTGAACTTTTTTGAGTCCAAACGAAAATGATGACATTGCATTCATACGAAGTCCTCCGGAATTTCAACCGGTGAGTCCACTGGAGCATGTTGGTGTGCTGGTTGGTTATTCCATGCAGTGTTCACATTCAAACTAGAATTTTGTTTTTCAGAGAAGGCTGGTGCTTTTGGCGTGAATTTGCGTTTGATCCACTTCACGAAGTTTGAATACATTTGGGTATCTGTAATCAACCCAGCTTTCAAACGTGGTTCGTAGTGAGCATTCACTTCAAGCAAGATCTGGTTGATCAGGTCTTGAGTCATTGGCATTTCGCCTGCTCGTTGCAACCAGGAGTTCAGGGAATGTAAATCTGGTGTCCAGAGGTTTAGCACTTGGTCAACAGAATTTTCCTGCGCGTTTTCCTCTTTAAAGTTTTCTTTAAATGTTTCTTTAAGTGTTTCTTTAATAGTGCCCCGTTCAACGGTACTAGTCCCGTCACCTTTCGCGGTACTAGTCCCGTCCTGTTTAGTGGTACTAGTCCCGTCACCTTTAAGGGTACTTCCCTCATTTGGTACTAGTATCTTTTCGCGGTACTGGTCAGGAGTGAAAAGATATTCATTGAGACAGCCTGTTTTTCTCTCGACTTTGATCAAGCCCAGCTCTTCTAGATCGCGAATACATGACATAACCGTATCGCGTTTTTTGATGCCGCAATATTTTTGAAATTGAGTGATAGCAATTGGGTGTGATGTGCGATCAAATCCAATAGTTTGACGCATGACAAACATTAGACACTTAAATGCCTTGTCGTTTAACTGAGCCATTATTTGGCTGTCAATTAAGCCATTAGGCATCTTGGTGTAGCGCTCTTCTTTATTCGACATAGCCTTGCGCTCATTTTTTGGAAAATGAACTACTTGCCCTTGAGGTATTGGTGGTTCATGTGCTAAATTTAATTTCATATTCAATTCCTACTCGGTTTTTGAATTTAAAAGCCTGACCTCAACCGTCAGGCTTTTTCTCGTTGTAGAGCTGATAAATACTTTGCACACTCGCCTTTCATGGCTTTACGCAAAGATTGAATTTTGTGTTCGATTTCTTCCAGGATGCGATCAGTCTCATCCATTTCAGCGGGTGTCACTACACCATCTTCCAGAGCAGATAAAACCTGTTTATTTGCTGCACCATTGCCAACATTCATGCCGAGCAGTGATTCAAGAACACCTAATTGATGATCTTTTCCTTCCGCCTGTTCTACAGGCATTAATGCAAAACCTAATTTGTGAGCCCACACCTTCAATGAGGCCGGGTTCTGTGTATATGTCAGCATTACTTCAAAAGCTTTCAGGCTTGGTAAATGGTTTTCCATATTTGGATTTGCATAATTCAAAATCGTGTTGTGTGACACCCCAACAACATCAGCAATTTCTTTTGGTGTGATTCCTTTCGACTGATGCACCATTTTGTGCAAAGCAGCTTTCGTCTCTTTTGAAATATCCATGTGAATACCTTGATTACTTTCACGTTTATTTGATTCGTTAATTAACTAATAATTGGTTTAACAGTAGTTTTTTGGAGCAATACCTTCACTACATTGAGCAAAACCCATGAAATAACTTAAGCAACTTTTTTACTGTGCTTAATAGGCTTCTTACCATTCGCCAAATCTTTAATTTGGTACTCGCGTGCTAAAGGTATTTTGCTTTCATCCCACTGGCTTATAGCGTTATGAGTAATTCCTAACTGCTCAGCAAGTTGAGTGACCGAACATTTTAGGAGCTTTAGTGCTTCTGACTTTGTCATATGAGAAATACCTTAAAAAGTAACTTAACTTACCTTATTAAACAGCATAAAACTTACCTAGTCAAATGGTAAGATTCCTTACAAATCAGAACGGCTTAAAATCATGGAAACATAAGGCTCAAGGCGCAAAACTTTAAGAAAAAAGAAAAAGCTCACCCAACAACAAATTGCTGAAGCAATTGGTGTTTCTAAAACTTCTGTCATTTACTGGGAAAAAGATGACAATGTGCCAAAGCATGAAAGCCTAACAGCTTTAGCTGCTGTATTAGCAGTTGATACAAATTACCTTCTTTATGGGAAAGGTAATGCTATTGTGGAATCTAATGTATCCGCCCCCATACCTCTTGCTGGCCGCCTGATTCCAGTCATTTCATGGGTTCAAGCTGGAACCTGGACAACTGTAGATTCAGTACCTGAAGGTACACAGTTTGATGAATGGCTACCTCCTAATCCGAAATGTGGAAAGAATGGCTACGGCCTCGAAGTGGTTGGTGAGTCCATGCTCCCTGACTTCCGTCCAGGCGATAAGATTTATGTAAATCCAGACTTCCAACCAAATGAATTAAAGACTGGTGATTTAGTTATTATGTCTTGTGAAGGTGAAGCAGAGGCGACATTCAAAAAATTAATCGTTGAAAGCGGGAATATGTATTTGCAACCGCTGAATCCTGACT